ACTAAAGCCAATGGCATTCGTAACCGCAGATCGTGTTCGAGACACATCGACCACGGCTGGATCTGGCTCGTTCTCGGTATCGGGAACAGCGCCGACCGGCTATCGAACATTTTCTGCGGTTCTGTCTGTAAGCGACACCTTCTATTACTCGATCCAGCATCAAACGCTGAACGAGTGGGAGGTGGGGCTTGGAACCTACTCGTCTGCGAATACGTTTGCGCGGACAACCATATACTCATCTTCAAACGCCGGTTCTGCCGTCACCTTCTCGGCTGGAACCAAGGATGTTTTTATCACGATGGTGGCGTCTAAATCGCCTCAACTAGATCCTTCTGGTAACGTGACAGCATTGGGTACTCCGGCATCCGCAACCTTAACCAACGCCACCGGCTTATCTTTAACAACCGGCGTTACTGGCGTTTTGCCTTTTGCTAATGGCGGATCATTGGCATGGCAGTCAGTACAGACCGGCAACTTTACGGCTGTGGCGGGCAATGCTTATCCGGTCAACACTGCTTCTGGCGCGGTGACAGTAACGCTGCCCGCGAGTCCGATTGCGGGGCAACAGATAATTGTCACAGATTACGCCAGCACGTTTTCTACAAACAAATGCACGCTGAACCCTAACGGCAATAAAATTAATGCCGTGACCGGAAACGTGTTGTTGAACAGTTCGTCTGAAAGCATAGCACTAGTTTACATAGATGCGACTAGGGGATGGATTCCGTATTCTGGATTTTTATCTAGCCCAATTACCTATTCTGTTTCTTATTTAGTTGTTGCTGGCGGTGGCGGCGGTGGTGCTGGTCCCGGTGGGGGCGGAGGCGCAGGCGGTTTGTTAAGTGGAACAACAACGGTTTCTAGCGGCAACTCTTATACAATTACCGTAGGCGCTGGCGGTGCGGCCACTACGGGGACATGGCCGCAGAACGTACCTGTTGCTGGTAATGCTGGTAATAACTCCGTCTTCGGTTCCTTTACGGCTACAGGTGGTGGTTCTGGTGGCGCTAACGGTTTAGCTAATGGTGGTTCTGGTGGCTCTGGCGGCGGCGGCGTTGGTAACACATCACCGGGGGCAACTGGTGGTTCAGGAACGTCCGGGCAAGGAAACACGGGTGGGTCCGCTACGTCAAATCAAGGTGATGGTGCTGGTGGCGGCGGCGCTGGCACTGTTGGTGGTAATACAAGTGGGTCCGGTGCAAGCTCATTGGCCGGTTCTGGTGGGTCTGGATTAGCCAGCACTATAACCGGTTCTTCTGTTACATATGCTGGTGGCGGCGGTGGCGGCAGTGCAAGCGGATCAACAAATGCTGGAAATAACGGCGGCTCCGGTGGCGGCGGAAGAGGTGGATTTGGAAGCACCGTTGCGGCTGTAGCTGGAACAGCAAACACTGGCGGTGGCGGCGGCGGTGGAGGTCGTTTGGCCGGAACAACAAATTATCAAGGTGCTGCTGGCGGGTCGGGTGTTGTAATTTTATCTGTGCCTACGGCCAACTATTCTGGCACTACAACTGGATCGCCCACCGTTGCCACATCTGGCACTAACACCATTCTGACGTTTACGACTTCAGGGAGCTACACAGCGTGACCCACTTTGCGAAGTGCCTAGATGGCAAAGTCATCCAAGTCATCGTCGCTGAACCGGAGTTCTTCGACACCTTTGTAGATAGCTCGCCCGGCCAATGGATACAGACCAGCTACAACACCCGTGGCGGTGTCCACTACGGGGCAGATGGTGAGCCTGATGGTGGCGTAGCCCTGCGTGGCAACTACGCCGGGATCGGGTACACCTACGACTCCGTGAACGATGTATTCTATGCGCCGCAGCCATATGGCTCGTGGGTTCTAAACCAGACCACATGGCTCTGGAACGCGCCAGTGGCATATCCTGCTGATGGTCAGCGGCACGTCTGGGATGAAGCTACGACAAGTTGGGTATCTGTAACTGAATGAAAAACCCCGGCCAGAATGAACTGACCGGGGCAAGTGTTTCGAACAAATCACTGAAGGGCATGGGCACACAAGCGGCGACGCGAAACCTTTGCCGAATGTAGACCAAGGACCATTCCTTGACGCATCTAATGTCGCATGGTCTTCAGTGGTGTCAATCGTTTTGACCGAGAAGCCAACACAATGTAGAATTTTGATGGGGCAACTCGGGGCATAGAGATGGACACGCAGACGCTTATCAACTTCGCCCTGGGATCATTGCTTGCCTTGATAGGATGGCTTGCGCGGCAACTCTGGGAAGCAGTTGAGCGTCTGAAATCAGACTTGCACCAGATCGAGGTGGATCTTCCAAGCCGTTATGTCCGGCGTGAAGAGTTCTCCGAATCATTGAAAGAGATCAAAGACCTTTGCAGGCAGATTTTTGACAAGGTAGACAGCCTAGAGAAGCGGAAGGCTGACAAGTGATTGATGCGGAAACCATAACCAAACCTATCGCTGTTGTGACTGCGGTCATGGCGATGATTGGTGGTGGGTATTCGCTCTATGACAAAATCAAATTGCCACCGAAAGACATCCTTAAGTGGGATGCAGATCACTTCAACATCACCAGCGGACCAGCATCAGGCCAGTTCAAAGTGGTTGTAGCCCGCCAAAAGATCAGGGACGATTGCACGGTCGAGGATTTCAGCCTTGAGGTGCGCGATTCGGATTACATGGTTCACAAGGCAAACCCATCAGTTGCTAAATTCTCTGGACCGGCCAGCCCGACAGTGGACAAATTTGGCTACACAATGACCGTGGACAACCCAAGAGCAGTTGCGCCAGGCGCAGCAAAATTGATCGCTCGGATTATGTACAAATGCCCAGAAGGAAATGTTGTGATCGCATACCCAGATCACAAGAATCTAATGTTCACCATAGAGGGGGAATGAATGGACCCCCTCACCGTCCTTGCAGTCGCCAAGGGGAGTTATGAGGCCATCAAGGCTGGAATAGCTGTTGGCAAAGAATTGCAGGGAATGGCAAAGGATCTTGGGTCGCTGTTTGACAGCGTTGCCCATATCACGCGAATCGCCGCTGATCCCAAGGGGAGCTTTACATCAGGTAAATCAGCCCAGCAGATCGCGATGGAAGCCTACGCTGCAAAGGCTGAAGCCGACGCGATGATGGAAGAGATCAAAAATCACTTCATTGGCGAGTTTGGCATTGTTGCCTGGGATCAGGTGCTTGCGGCGACAACCCAGATCAAGAAGGATCAGCGGGCGGCGGCATTGCAGGCCCAGCGTGAACAAGAAGAAATGATGCAGGGCTTTGTAACAGCGATGATCTTCATTGTTGGCGCAGTGGCGTTCCTGATGATGTTCATCGCCATCCTCTATTTCATCTTCGGGAGGTAAATATGGATCTGCTAGAGAAGTTTGGGCCGCTACTGGGCCAGGTTGCTCCTACCATCGCCACGGCATTGGGAGGCCCGCTGGCAGGGGTTGCCGTGAAGACCCTATCTAGTGCGCTATTCGGGCATGAAGACGCCTCAGAGGACCAAATTTCCGAGGCTATGGCGTCTGCAACGCCAGATCAGTTGGCGGCGATCAAGAAGATTGATGCTGACTTCAAGATCCAGATGAAGTCGCTCGACATTGATCTGGAGCGCATCGCGGCTGGTGATCGAGACAGCGCCAGGCAGATGCAGCGGGAGACCAAGGATTGGACGCCGAAGGCTTTGGCGTTCTTCATTACCTTTGGGTTCTTTGGGGCGCTGATCTGGATACTTGTCTTCGGTATCCCAAAGAACGGGCTGGAAGTTATCCTGATGATGCTGGGCTCTCTCAGCACCTCATGGACCGGGGTGGTGCAATTTTACTTTGGCTCGTCTGCTGGCTCCAAGGCCAAGACTGATGCTCTGAAAATGAAGGACAAGTGATGCGCGAGAACTGGGACAAATGCTTTGAGATGGTGCTGGCCCATGAAGGTGGCTATGTGAACGATCCGCGCGATCCTGGAGGCCGAACGAACTTAGGCGTCACCCAGAGGGCTTGGGAAGCCTACTGGAACCGCAAATCCTCTGAAGAGGAAATGCGGAAACTGACGCCAAACATTGTGAAGCCATTCTACAAGGCGCAATATTGGGACAAGATCAGGGGGGATGATCTGCCTTCTGGGGTGGACTATGCGGCCTTTGATCTGGCGGTAAACTCAGGTGTTGGGCGGGCATCCAAATATCTCCAGCAAATTGCCGGGGTGACGGCTGATGGCGTGATCGGCCCAAGGTCGCTGGAGGCAATCAAGGCTTGCAATCCCAGAGAGACAGCGGATGCACTCTGCGACATGCGGATGGATTTCCTGAAGCGTCTGCCAACTTTTGAGACGTTTGGTAAAGGTTGGAGCCGCAGGGTGGCGGAAGTTAGCGCCAAGTCAGCGGAAATGGTACAATCTGGCTGAACAGATCAGGTGATCTAGATGGCTGATTTCGGCATTGCAGCACAACCGATTGCCGCCTTTCCTATCTCAGGAACGGCGCAGCAAGAGGCTGCGTCTGCCGCCGTTGGAACAGCTACCGGAACATCAACTGCGGCGGCGATTGGCGAGGCCGTATTTGATGCGGTCGGATCTGCTGTTGGAACATCGACTGTTTCTGGCGTCTCAGGCAGTGTGGCAGAGGCGGTTGGCACAGCTACAGGCACATCGACTGTTTCTGGCGTCTCAGGCAGTGTGGCAGAGGCGGTTGGCACAGCTACAGGCACATCGACGGCGCAGGCTATTGGAGCATCGACGGCTGTTGGCGTTGGTTCAGCGGCAGGAACATCGACGGCGCAGGCAGTTGCAGAACCAATTGCTGCGGCGGTTGGTTCAGCGGCAGGAACATCGACGGCGCAGGCGATTGCTAATCCGGTCTCTACGGCAGTCGGGTCTGCGGCAGGCACTTCAACTGCGGATGCCTATGCAACTTCTGTAGCATCCTCAGTTGGATCTGCGGCTGGGACATCAACGGCTGCTGCAATCAGCAACACGATTTCTGTGGGTGTTGGGTCTGCGGCTGGAACATCGACGGCGGCGGCAGTTGGAGATGGGATCAACTTCGTTACCGGCGTTGGCACGGCGACAGGAACCAGCACGGCGTCCGGCGTTCTCAGCGCCACGGCAATCATGGTCGCCACGGCAGCGGGAACCAGCACGGCGACAGGCATTCTGCGGGCGACTGCGGCTGCGGCTGGATCAGCGGCGGGAACTTGTGTAGTATCGGCAGTCGGAAGAGATATTGGCTGGCATCCGTTGCCTGCGCCGGTTGAC